TCAGGACCTAAGCAATCTATTAGGCTTTAAAGGATTCAGTGTAAAACATACTACAAGATTTAGAGATGGAAAATTAGATGTGATTGATGATACTTATAATGTAACACACACCTTACTGCCATCACAGAAAAGTTTAGAAATGATTGCGCCAGCAAAAAAAGCCGCAGAAGAATTTTTGCCTAAAATAAAATGTAAAGCAAAGGAAGACAATCAAATGTATGTAGGTGCTAATGGAAACATATCACCATGCTGTTGGTTAGATTTAGATTGGATACCGCAACACAGTCAAAGTAGAATAGATTACATGACAAAGGTTAATACTATACCTAATTTACATAAGCAGTCATTGAAAGAAATATTTGATAGCGGATTTTTTAATAAAATAAGCAGTTGTTGGACAACAACTGGTTTAAAAGAATGTAGTCGTCAATGCGGTACATTCGATAAGTTGAACAAACAATTCATAGAAAGGACTTAAAATGTTATTTTGGATTGGTTTTATAGTAATGGTGTTAAATGAAGGCTTTGTGATAATGCGTCATGTACACCCGTGGTTCGCACGTAAAAGAGAAGCACTAATGGCCAAGTATGGAAGTAATTGGAAACGTTTCCATGCTACACTAGATTATGTTTGGATAGGTGGAGTAACATTAGGTATAGCAATAGATATCGATAACTGGAAATTGTATTTTACAGTGCTATTGACCTTTTGGAGTGTAGTAGGCGTATTTGTTTACCTACCACTATTAATTAAAAAAATAAGGAAAAGATGAAACCATTAAGAACGTTATTAGCAATATATGTAGTGTTTCTTGTTATAGTTATTGTAACATTCAAAGATGCAAACGCAATAGAACTATCAAAGTATTATAAAGAACCATTGACAGAAACAGATAAAAAAGGTATAATTGCTTTTAATATTTTACAAACAATAGATATGTTACAAACTTTAGAAATAGCAAATAACGATGATTACTATGAAAAGAATCCTATACTAGGAAAACATCCAAATGAATTGCAAGTCATTACGTATTTTATTGTCAGAGGCTTTGCACATTATGAAGCAACAAAGATGATACCACAAAAATATAGAAGTGTCTGGCACACGTATAATATTGTTTATAATTATGATGTTATAAGGGATAATCATAACATAGGAATTAGGATAGGATTTTAAATATGACTGAAGAAGAATATTTAAATATATTTGTAAAAGAACACAACAGGTCTATTGAGTTAGATAAAGAAATAAATGGAAATTGGACAACAGAAGAAATAATAAATGCAATGAAAAGTATTTGCCCGGAGGCATGGAATGAAGATTAACATAGACGATATAAAATTTTGGGCAGATGCTATCCGTAATAGCAGTGATAGGGATCGTGTGCTTGAATGTTTTTGGGGTGGCCAATTGAAAAGCAAGTCTTGGTTAATAGAACACGTATCGCATCATTGCAACGTTAAGAATGCAAAGATTGTTGTTTATGGCGGCTGGTACGGTGTATTATCAACTATGTTGTTTAATAGTTCATTAGGTATAAAGCATATTACAAGTGTCGACATAGATCCTAAGTGCGAGGAAATTGCAAACACAATGAACAAACGTTATGAGATGGAAGGTAGATTTACAGCAGTTACAGAAGATATGTGTACACATCAACCTGATAAAGATACTTACATGGTAATTAATACTTGTTGTGAACATATTACACAGGAACAATATAATACTTGGTTAGCAAATATACCAGATGATGTTTATATTGTTTTGCAAAGTAATAATTTTAAAGATCATGAGGAACACGTAAACTGCATGAGTGACCTTGGAGAATTTAAACGTAAGTCTAAATTAAAAGTTGATTTGGAAGAAGAACTTGAGTTGCCTAAGTACAAACGTTTTTTAATTTGTGGGAGGAAAAGATGAAAATTGTCTACGTAAAAGAAGAACATATTTCTTGTACAGGAGAAAATGACGATCATCCTAAGGTATATTACACACTTAAAAATGGAGAAGCCATATGTGGCTACTGCAACATAAAGTACGTATTGGAGAAAGATGAGTAAAACATTTTGCCCATTACCCTGGATACATTTAGCAACACGCCCTAACGGTGATGTTAGGGTATGTTGTACTGCAAACGCCAGTGGTGCAGGTATCACAGATGAAAAAGAAGCAGGACTAGTCAAGGAAGATGGTGTGGCAATGAACCTACGTGACCATACAATAGAAGAAGTGTTTAACAGTAGCCATATGCGTAGAACAAGATTACAAATGATCAAAGGAGAAGTGCCAGTAAGTTGCAAGAAATGTTTTGCTGAAGAGGAAAAAGGTATTACAAGTAAACGTCAATGGGAAACTAGAGAATGGGCAACACGTTTAGACTTACAAAAATTAGTAAAACAAACTAAAGAAGATGGAACTGTGCCTGTCAATGTTCCTTACTTTGATCTAAGACTAGGAAATCTATGTCAACTAAAATGTGTTATGTGTAGTCCACACGATAGTTCAAGTTGGATTAAGGAATGGAAACTACAATATCCGCAGTATAAAAATGAAGAACTGGTCAGAGACCAAGGCTGGAACGAACAATTTGATTATACTTGGTATAAAAAAGGTTCATTTATAGAATCAATGAAAGGCCAAGTAGAAAACATACAGGAACTTTATTTTGCAGGTGGTGAACCTTTGCTTATACCAGAACATTATAAAATATTAGAGTTCCTTGTAGAAGAAGGTTTTGCTAAAGACGTAAACTTGCGTTACAATTCAAATGGTTTAGAATTACCAGATAAGTTATTTGAACTGTGGCAACACTTCAAAGAAGTACGTTTTAATTTTAGCATAGATGCTTACGGACAACGTAACAATTATATACGTTATCCTAGCCAATGGGAAGACGTTGCAAAGAATTTAAAAAGGCTAGATGAAAATACAAGAGATAATACAGTGATTAATATTGCCTGTGCAGTACAATTACTTAATGCAGGTTACATAGATGAACTAGCAGAATGGAAAATGGATCAAGGATTTAGTAAAATTAACCCTTCAATGTTTGGAGGTGGCATCATAGGAACACATTTAGTTTACTTGCCATCATATCTGAATGTTAGAGTGCTACCACAAAAAGCAAAACTATGGGTAAAAGATAAATTAGAAACATTTATCGATAGACAAAAATTTAATTTAGAGTTCAACCAACACCCTTACGGGGCACAACGTTGGAATGGACTTATTAAATACATGATGCAAGAAGATTGGAGTACAAAACTTCCTGCGTTACGTGAATACTTAACTGTAACTGACGAAAGGAGAGGTACAGATTACACTAAAACCTTTAAAGAATTAGGAGAATTAATAAATGAATAAAACTGAACGTGCTTTAATATGGAATACCCTGTGCAATATGGGTAATACTATAAAACTTAAATGGAAAATTAATGAACATGAGGTTATTGAGCAGTTAGAACAGTTTAAAGACAACTGGTGTCCTTACAATGTTAAGAAAGACGCTAACAATAACCGTTGGGGATTGCCTATTACAAGTCATAGTGGAGACGTAATGGACAACTATCATCTAAACAGTTTTGGATATATGCAAAAATACCATGATGTTGAGATGAAAGAAGAAAATTTTACAACCCCAACAGAAGTATATAACAAGATACCCGAATTAGCAAAACTTGTTGACGCATTTGCACCTGATATAGGTAGGGTGCATCTATTAAGAGTAGACCAAGGTGGATTCTTTCCTCCACACAGAGACTTTCCTGGAGTAGGTCCAGAGTGGATGCGTTTACTTTGTGTATTCGGAAAATGTAAACCAGAAAATTTTGTTCATATGTTAGACGGTAAGCCAATGTATCCAGACCCTGGCTATCTATATTTTGTAAACTTTCAACTAGACCACAGTGTGTTTAGTTTCAGTGATGGACTATATGCATTAATATTAACAGTTAAAGTAAATGATAGAGTGCATGATCTAATTATAAACAATACAATGAACTAATGAAGATAA